TCGTTGGCGCTGAACCTGTATCGACTGCATTCCAAATCAGTACATTTGTACCTGTACCTTGGCTTATTGTCAAGTTATTTCCAGTAGGAATTACGTTACCTTCTCCTATAACTGTAACGTTTCCAACTCTAACTTGTTGTACTCCTAGACCCGTAATTGTAGGGGCTGTAACGGCATCTAAAACAGCTGTTCCAAGAGCTGCTGTTATTGGGAAAATATCATCAGTGTCTGGTCTATATAAACCATCACCCCAAGTAGATTCACCCCAAGTTCCATCACTCCAGCCCATAGCAGCTAATGGAGCAATATTAGCATCACCAGTAATATCAAATGTATCACCAGCGGCTAAAGCAATAGCCATAACGTTACCAGTAACTACTGCATCTGGAGCTGGGTCCGCACCAGAGAAGTTTTCTAACATACTCATTACAAGAGTATTTGTTTGTCCATTACCCCATGCGCTAAAGCCCCAAGTTGATCTGTAACCCCAATAACCTGGACTAAATGCGTTTACTTCTGCAATAGTATTAGGTGCTGACGACTCGTCTCCTAAAGTAGCTGTTAAAGCTATACCTGTAGGAGTAACTGTTGGTGAATCAAAAGTTTGCTGGATACTCATTGGTAACCCAGTAGGTTCTGCTACAAATGCTGCAAAAGCATCTACTGTAGCAGGAGCAGCCATAGTTAAAGAATTTCCTGTAAGAGTTAAATTAGAATCTCCATCAAATGCTAATCCTGCACTTCCTTCAAATGCAGTCATTACAATACCGGTAGGTGTAACTGTTAGAATAGATTCACCCCAACCTTCAACACCCCATCCGTCTGAGCCCCAACCTGTATTAATTTCGTTTAATACACCGACACTAGCTAGTGTCATTGTCATTGGGAAGTTATTTGCAAGAGCTTGACCACCAATGCCCCAAGCGTCTACATTCCAACCTTTTCTTCCCCAACCTCTATTTGTTTCGGTATCAATTAATTCATCACCTACAGTTGCAGACATAGCAAGTCCGCTAATAATTACATCTCCAAAACCATTCCATACTTTAGAACCCCAAGTATTTCTTCCCCAACCTGTGCTTGATGTTTGTTCTACTGTTCCTAAATTTGCAGATAAACTAAATCCAGTTACTAATTGATTTCCAGTGTTAACAGATCCCCACTCACCAACGTTCCAAACGTTAGCACCCCAACCTGAACCAGGGAAAGCTATTTCATCTCCTAAAACTGTAGTTAATAATTGACCTGTAACACCAATGTTACTTGTAATAGAATTCCAAGAGTTATCACCCCATGCATTTGCACTCCAGGAATTGTTGACCATATCCATGTCACCACCCATGGATATTCCATGAACATAACATAAATAATAAAAATCAGAAAATGAGCTTGCAGTAATTTCTACGTAACGAGTAGTCGCTGCATTAAACGTTGTAGTGTTAGTGTAGTTTGCTTGATTGCTGGCTCCGTCTAAATAATAACTTACGCCAGAACTAATAAGACCAGCTAGTCCCGTAGTTGTAGAAAATACTAATGGATGATTATCATTGGTAGCAGCGCTTTGGTCCAGGCGCAAAGTTGCACCCGGTACCCATTTAAAACTTAAATACCTAACTCCGTCAAAAAAATATACGTTACCCGATCCGCCGGAATACGTTTCACCGGTTGCGACGGTTACATTATATGTTTTGTCCGCCATAGGAGGT